AACTATCCATTATATAGTAGATGATACGCCTAATGACTACGAACATACATTTCTATATGAAAATGGTTGTGGAGGTATGGAAACTGTACGATTCTCAGGAAGGCATATTATGACAACTGAAGCTAAAGGTGAAGACATTGAAACGGTTATTTGGAAAGGATTCAATCATAAGAATGGTCAATATTCTACGCTCAATAAGATAGGAGGAGATCAATTGCAATTGAATACTGGATATTATCCGAGAGGATACATTCAGCATCTTAGACAAATGATATATTCCGAATTGTGGTATGCTGATAGGCTCAAAAACAAATTATACAAATATAGAGTATTGTCTACATCTATCAACGTAAGTGATGACAATGAAGATCTATATAATATTACCATTAGGGTATCACCGGCATGGGATCAACATAGCGCAAATACTTTTGGTGAATGATTGGATATAATATCAATGGTGTTTTTGTTGATTTCTATGAAAATACCTCTATTAATTTTGAAATCAATACACCAATATATACTGGTGGTGATCCTACGAATATTCCAGGTTCTTTTTCATTTCCGACTACAGTTCCATTGACGGCAAAGAATAAGATATTGCTCAATCATCCTCATAGGATTGATAATCACGATAAGTTTGTAACGATAGAAAACGTAGTCTTCTATGGTAATGGAGTTCCAATATTCAAAGGAAATCTTGTAGTTTCTAATGCTACTGAGAAGGATGCAAAAGTCACAATGATTATCAACCCTTTATCCACTATTAAGAAAAAGAAAGTTGCAGAATTAGTTGATGATGTTTTTGAAACAACGGATTCTGATCAGATGAAAAGTATAGTACCAGGCACGATAAGTAATCCTAATGATTTTGATTTTGCATTTTTTCCAGTCTTCAATAGAGAATGGTTGGCACCAGAAGATAGAATTTCAGGTGATGGAGAATATAAGTACATGCTTACTAGAACGCAGAATTTCTATGATGTAGATTCACAGAAGTTTGTGTTTGACAGAAAGAATATAGGGTGCACTCCGTTTTTGAAAGCAAAATATCTCATTTATAAAATTATTGAAGCTACAGGATTAACATTCATTGATGAGTTTTTTGATGACGAATTGAGTCAGTTGTATTTCTACAACAACTATTCTATTTCAAAACAAAGTGGTAATTTGGAATCCATTATAGACTACAAGAATCATGTTCCAGATATGGAAGCCACAGAATTGTTGAAGCAATTTTGTTCTGTTTTCTTTCTTGGTTTATTTACGAACCCATTCGATGGCACAATAACGCTAAGAAAATTATCAGATGTTACAAATGGAGAAGTCAATGACAACTGGACAAGCAAAGCTTCTAAAAAGTACGGTATAACGGACAATGACAGCATTACACCTAATAAATATCACTATAGTGTAGATAGCACAGATGGATTATCAACTACGCATATTGAAAAAGACTTTGAAATATATAAAACGGTAGATCAGGACATTGATATCCCAGAGCTTCCAGAAGGATTTAATAAATATTGGTATGTATCTGATCAGAATGAAGTGTTTCTTCTTCATGGAATAAGCCCGACTATTATATCTTCGAATGCTAGCATATATAAGTACTTCTTTCCTCACATTGTAGATACTGGTTCTGGTTCTTATGAAATAAAGATGTCACCAATATTCATGACTAGAGGGCTCAGGTCATTTTCTTATACTTACAGCATATTTGTTCCAGAAATATCGATAAGAGGCGTTCATAGTTTTGCATCTACAGATGAAAATGATAATCAGGACAATGAGGATATTATCAGTGCTCCCAGGTTAATGTTCTATCGAGGTATACAGCCTACAAAAAATGGTAAATCATTCCCAATGGGATCCAACCACAACATAAATAGAGATGGTGAAAAAATTGGGAATTACTCCTTGCTATTGAATGGTGAAGATGGGATTATTGAAAAGTTTGGAAAAGGAGTTGTCCAATTCATGCAAAACCGTCGTACAGTACAGAGAATCATGCATCTAAATATTACGGATATTCTTAATTTTAGTCCAGAAAAGAAGGAGAGAATTGAAAATATGAACTATTTTGTGTCAAAGATGAAGATAAAGTTCACATCTAAAGGCTTAAAGCCAGTTAATTGCACATTAGAATCAGTCAGATGATTACACATCTTCCAGTTCACCCGATTACCTATAGAGTACTAGTACACGAAAATAAGATTCTAGATTCAGATCCTTATCCATTAATCAAGGCATCTAATAACAATGTCTTACTGGATCATTTACGTCATAAAAATCCAAATTCTAGAGATCGTTTGAAATCGATTCATTCCAAATTGATCTACACTATTGCTATAAGGACAAATGAAAAGATTTCAAATCCATATCAAGTAGGTTATTACCTATATAGAATACATACGAATAAGCTATTAGATTTTGTATATGCACAATATTTAGCGAATCAAAAAGCCATTCCATCTATTAGGTGTTTCTGCAGTATCTACAATATTACCGATGATGATGTCAACATGGAATCCTTGGAACGTTTGTGGAGAAGATTTCTTAGATCAAAAAAAACTAATCATAAAGCAGTTAATTTCCGACACGATTCACCCAAATATCGAAGGGAATATGTCAACCGCAAGTCATTGATAATACCATTTATTGATGATCAAGTACATTATGTAGTATCTTCTATGATCAGAGATCACTTTGATGAATTTTTAACTACTCGAAATGAATTTAATGTAAAAATGATGTTGCAGGCACTTTCATTCTCTTATTATGTATTAGCCAAATATCAGCAAAAGGATATTGCAAAGAAAATGGAATGTGCAAGAAATACTATTTCTGAAAGGATATCCTCATTTGAATTTGCTCTAAAAATGAATAAGGATCTATCAGATACCTATTATTCTTATGTCAATTCACTCCTATAATACGTGATGTAGTGCCTCTATTTTCGAGGTATGATTGATCCAAACCAAATAGATGATATTCTTTCCAATAATGTAGGAGGTATAAAATCGATAGAAATTACTGATGTATCAAACATTGCATTTGACGAATCATCAACAATTGTCACTTTACCTTTTAGAGATAATTCTGCAGAACTTAAGGCTCCAAATGGTTCTGGGCCAGGTGGTGTATTTGTCAAACAAAGATTAACATGCATTCTTCCTAAAAAGAGAAATGATGTAAGGAAGTTGTTGAGATCATGGTACAATACAGCGTTCGCAGTTAGAGTAATAGATAATAATGATCATGTCACAATATTACGGCATGCAAAGATTAATCATGATTACAATTCAGGAAAGAAAAAAACAGACTCTAATAATTATACACTTGTTATTGAGAGTATAGAGCTATATGGTATTGAGAATGTAATTCCTTTTAGTGGACAATTGGGCAATGCAAATGCATTGATTCATAATCCTAATACAGAGCTTCCTGGAAGTATAGATATTCCATTAAACGCGGAACCACCACCAGATCCTCAGCCAGATAATGAGGAAGAAGAAGTTCCTGGTTCAGTTTGTGCGAATATTATTATTGAACCTGAGCAAACGTTCAATTCTCTAAGTGCGAATTTCTCTAACCTTCCTGACACTTATACACTAGAAGTTTCTTTGGATGGAAATGTGGTAGCATCCGCGCTGCCTTATACAATTCAGGCTACTGGAGTATACTATATTAAGGTACTCAATGATGAACCTTGTCATAAATCCAAAGGTCTTTACTGTGAATTGCAATCAGAAGCGAACGACTTTAATATCTCAATATCGATCAATCAAGAAAAGACAAAACTCACAGCCAATACGAATGCTGTAAATCCTTCTTATTTATGGGAATTTGAAGACGAGACAGGAAATAAAGTAGTAATAGGATCAGAAGCTCAACAAGCTCTTTCAGATTCTGGTATTTATCATCTCACTATTACCGATGGCGGATCCAAGTCTGCATATTATCTATATCAAGACAAGCAACCGATATATGTGAATGTTGAGAATATAGCGGACATAGCTAATCCATATAGATTGATAGATGCTTATCCGAGTGTGTCAGGACATCAATTTACACCTACTCAAATTGATCTATCGAGGGTCAATAATCCAACAATACAAATAACAGCAAAAAGAGGAACAGATATTCTGACATATAAGGATGGAGATCCAACGGATGTTGATGAATGGACAATTAATGATAATGGAGATTATGAGATATGGAGCTTGGTGCCTCTTGACAATGAAGATCTAATTTTTAAACTTAACTAAATCAAACAGACAATGAAGAAGTTTTATTTATTGATGACCTTTATCTGCATTTTGTATGTGGATGCATTCTCGCAAAAAAAACTAGCTACACTAGAACGTGCGGATTTTCAGAACGCCATACCTATTGCAAAAATTCCGCTTATTGATGGAAGTGGAGATACTACCTATATGCAGCAATACGCTGAGTTAGAAAATAGAGAAGATAGTATTTGTATCGTAGATGGTGGATGTTTATTTCAAATACCAAATGCAGTAGAAAATGTAAATTGGTATTATGATAACAATAATACTAGATTTGTATTTACAAGTACAACAACAAATGGAGAACCTGAAATAATATACCAACATTTCAATCCAAGATTATTAAATCTCACACCAAACCCAGAAGGGTTTTCAATAGAATATCCTACATCTTCTCCTTGGGAAACTTCAGAAACGACAAGTTTTTCACAGATAAATATTGACAATGGACTGTCAGCTACTATGGTTAATGATTCTACATTAAGAATATACATAGGAAGGCAAGATAATTTATTCTCTTACGCAGTTCATGATAGCATTGATGTTCCTATTGTAGTAGTTGAACCCAATACAGACAATCAAATCTTATCGATAACAGGGACAGATTTAACCATATCAAACGGTAATACAATTGTTATTCCCCAAGATGGAGTAAGTAATTGGGATGTGATTCCTAATGGAATTAAATATTCTGATTTTGTAGGAATAGGAACTTCAAGCCCTTCACAAAATCTTGATGTTAATGGAAACGTCAGAATTAGAGATGGTTTGTTTGATAAAAATAATCAAGATGGTCAATTCGGACAATATCTTATGTCTACAGATGATGAAATTGATTGGCGGTGGATATATTATACAGCTTTAGATTTTACTGGCACAACTGGTTTATCTGATGGTGTAGATAATATAAATGATGCAGATAGTGATCCAATGAATGAGATTCAAGACACTACAAATTTTCCTAATTTGCTAGAGTTTGTACAGAATAATTCAATTAATTCGAATGATGGTTATGAAGCGAACACAGACAATCAAATCTTATCGATAACAGGGACAGACTTAACCATATCAAACGGTAACACAATTGTTATTCCCCAAGATGGCTTTGAGCCAAATACAGATACACAATTGAGCGATGGAGATATATTTTCTATGGGATACATAAAAAATCCAGATGATGCAGATAGTGATTCATCTAATGAATACAATACGTCATTAACCTTATCAGGAACAATACTATCTATCAATGATGGAGGTGGAGCAAAAAGTAGAGATTTATCAAGCCTTCAAGATGGTAATGGATATTGGAATAAGTCGGCAATAGGGATATATGATATAAATGGAACAGCTAGTATTCTTGATTCAAAGCAATCTACAATTCTAAATGACAATGGATTAGGTGGAACAAGGAACACATGGATAGGAAGACGTGCAGGACAGAACTCTAATGTGGGGAGTAGGGATAATATAGGGATTGCCAATGACGCATTATTTAGATTAACTGATGGTGATGGGAATGTAGCATTAGGTAATCAAGCGGGAAACTTCAATACAACAGGATCTAATAATTTTTTCTTAGGATCGCAAACTGGGGCAAACCACACTACGGCTAATAATTGCACCTATATTGGTTCTGTTGCAGGAAATCAAAACAACACTGATAACAGGCTGTATATTTCGGGTGTAGGCTATCATGTAAATCCGCTCATATACGGAGAATTTGATAATAGATTACTGGCAATAAAGTCACATTTAAGAATAGATAGATATTCATCTAGTAATTCTCTATTAACATTCAATGGATTAGAAGATTGGGAAATTAGAAACGATGATACGCATCTTAATATTAACAAGTTATCTGGTGGAGGACGATTGAAAGTTGATAGCAAATTGCAAGTAAATAATAGAACAGGAACTGGAATAGGTATATTAATGACAGATGTAAATGGAACATTAGTTGATGGAACATTAGGAAGTGGATTAAATATAAGTAATGGACAATTAACATTTTCAGGCTCTTCACCTTGGACAGTAGGGTCCCAAAATCAAATATATCGTATAACATCTGGATCAATTGGAAATGTAGGTATCAATAAAACATCGCCTGCCTTCCCATTGAGTGTAGAAGGTTCTGTATGGATTGATGAAGGAACGATTATCGATAGTGATAACCAGGGTGGCTTTGATCATCAATTTCTAAGCGAAGATCCTGCAGATGATGAAATGGATTGGAGATATGTGTTGCCTACTTTTTCGATAAATCAAGGAACAGTTACAGCCACAATGCAATCTAGTGCAACAACCAATCAAGGATCATTTACAATTCCAGATCCAGAACAACACGTAGGAAGAGCTTCAATGTCTTCTTTCACAACAACTTCTACTTCATTTTCAAATATGTCAATTTCGTCGGTGAGTTTTGAAACTGGTGATGTAGATGTCAATTCTAGTTTGGAAAGAGTCACGGCTACTAGTGCAGGATATTACAGAGTAAGTTATCAAGGGCAGATGTTTGGGTCAAGTAACGCATCTGCACAATTACGGATTAAAAGAAACAACGTCTCATTATCTGATTATCAAGCTGAATTTTACAGCGTCCAAGATGGGAATGCACAAGTTATATTCAATGACGTAATATACATGAACACGAATCAATACTTACAACTAGAAGCTAGAATATTTGGAGGTTCTACAGTTACAATAAATCAACTCTATCTCTCTTTGGAAAAAATATAGTTGCGACTTTTTGTGTCCTACTCGAATGCTCAATAGATCAATATAATTGTGTCAACAAAATAATGGATATGCACGATTTAAGAAGTACTCAAAACAATCTAAAAGTAGATAAAGAAAATCTTACAATAAAAGATATTAATGTGATCCAATTAGGAGACATTAAGGATTGGAGACCTTACACTATTAATGATACATTCATTAATGATCTAGTGAAATATGCAAACAGCCAAAAAGATGGAATTCTTTCAAATTTCGGTCACAATTGGGATAACCTAGGAAAGAGATTAGGCAGACTTACGAATTTTAGAGTGAATGGAAAAAAGGTAGTTGCTGATTTATCAATATTCAAGGCTGCAGAAAATACTCCTGGGAATGAAAACTTAGGTACTTATGTAATGGACTTGGCATTAGAAGATGAAAAGGCTATAATGTTTTCCATTAGATACAAAGAGCAGTATTACTATCAGCTTAATAAAGGTGAGGAAATAAAGATATGGTATTACGACGATGATGACAATTGGGTTTCTTCAAATAGCAAATTTGGAAAGATTTACCCAAAATTCGAGAAATTGAAATGTGTAGATGTAGTTGATGAAGGAGCGGCAACGGATTCCTTTTTTGATGGTGATTCTTTAGGCATTGTTTTTAATGACATCATTAACTCTGAAAGTTTCCCTTCATACTTAGAAGAGAATCATGAGAAGTTTACATTGCTGAATGAGTTTTATAATAACAGGACCAAAAAAACATTCTTAGATCAAACAAGAGAATTCTTAGGAATGGGGAATAAAACAGAAGCACTAGACAAACAAATTACAGACTTACAAGCTAAACTTCATGTGAAGACTACGGCATTGGAAGAAAGCACGAATGAGCTAAACGCAGCTAATGAAACTTTAGCTACTCAATCTACTCAGATAGAAGAGCTGAATGAAACTATTAGAACGCAAAAGACTAGAATTACAGAATTAGAAAAGAATCCTTCAGGTGACCATGTAGCTGGATCTGAAGACGACGAAGGCGAAGATGATATAAAACTATATCACCAGTCTCCAGCTACAAAATTGGCTATAGAGAAGTATGGCAACAAATAACATTCATTTAAAATAAGTATAAACTACAGAAATGGCAGGTTCAATCAAATTAACAGATGCAAATGCATTACAAGCCTATGTAAGAGATTTCAGAAAAGACATCATCAGAAAGCTTTTCTTTGGATTTCCTACATCAGGGATTGTCAGACTCGAAGACAATGTAAAAGGAAAAAGAGTACTTCATAACCTAACTATTGGAGCGTTAGCTAAAAGATATAGAAGGTCTTTTAATCCTAGACAAGATGCAATCAAACACGGTCAAAGAGAAATTGAAACTCATTTGATTGATATTGATCTAGAGGTAAACCCAACTGATTATGAAGGTTCATATATGGGGCAATTCAGACAAAAAGGGCAAGATCCAAAGGACTGGCCATTTGAAGCAGAAATCATAGAGGATGTAATTTCGAAAGCTGCGAGTGAAATGGAGGTTGCCTTTTGGCAAGCTGAAAAAACTGGTGTTGCTGTTGATGCTGACATGATTGATGTATTTGACGGAGTTCATAAAATCTTAAGAGATGAAATTGCTGCGTCAAACTTGACACCTATAGCAACTGGATCAATCACAAATACAAATGCAGTAAGTTCATTACGTGCATTATACAAGGATTTGGCACCACAATACCAGTTAGGAAACATGGATTGCTTTATCAATCCAGGTGATGCAATTTTATATTTAGAAGATTACCAAAACAAGTATGGTGCAACGGCACAAGCTTTCCAAAATGGTAATACACTTCATCTTGACATTGGAGCGATCAATGTTCATAAGTGCCCAGGAATAAAGCCAGGAGCATTATTGATGACGCCTAAAGAAAACATTGTGTATGGTCTTGATGGATTAGATGACAGTAGAATGTTGAATTTCCAAGATCAAATAAAGTCAATTCAAATGTCAATGCAATTCAGAATTGGCGCTCAACTAGGTATAGTAGATAATGAATTGATTTCTTTAAATAATCAGCACTAGATTCAAATTATAAACAATTTGCAGCCTACATATAACGGTAGGCTGCAATCTTAAAAAGTAAATTCATGACTAAGGAAGAAATTCAAAAAATGATAGATGATTCTATAGCACAGAATCAGAAAGGAAACGATACTAAGTTCACAAATCTTGAAAAGGCGTCAAATGATGTTCAAGGTTTAATTGACAAAACAGTATCAGAGAATCAGAAAGGAAACGACACAAAGTTCGCGGCGTTAGGAAAAGCTATTGAAGAAGTGAACAAAACTGCAGAAGCTGCATCAGACTCTGTACAGATAGAAAAACCCAAAAAAGCAAAAGCGCCAGTAAAGCTTACTGTGGATGGAAAAAAACTTCAAGCAAAAGGCAACTCATTCAAAGCAATCAATCAACAAGGTGGTACGGATGTGATTAATTTGGCGGATATGTCGGAGGCAGATCTTAAGAAAACTCAGAAGGCTCATCCAACGATGTTTGTCGAGGTCGAGGATTAATATTTTTCAATCAATTAAAAATTAACATCAATGGATTTTCAAGATATTTTGGAATCAGGAAACAGAACAGCTGGATATAGAGATCATATCTATATAATAGAAGCTTCTAAAATTCCTGCATTCCCTGCCATTACAGCAAATAGTAATCTAATTTCGGCACCATTTGTACCAGAAGTAGGATCGGGTTTTTACAAAATACCAATTTCTGATATTTCAGGAAAAGCTACTTATGGGGAAGAGAATGCAGGAGATGCGGATAATCCTTCAAGGAATTCTACATTCACAGCTTACCATCCAGGAAGGGACTCGGTGACCTCTTATTACTTAGACCAAGTAAATGGCAAAAAATGTTACATATTACTTGGAGACAAAGGAAACTGCAATGAAGCGGGTGACCCTATTTATCAAGTTCTTGGAAGCAGATGTGGAGGAGTAACCGTAAGAACTAAGCATGACAATGATGGAACTGTAAAAGGTTACACTATTACAGCTGAAGGATACAATGTAAACTTACCACTAGATTACGATCAAGTGATTCCTGTATAGACATTCACCTAATAAATCAAACAATATGAAATATATCGGGCCTATATCCGCGAAAGGATTGATACTTAAAGGTGTTCTTTGGAAAACTCCATGGAAATGGAAGGAAGAGGAAATTGCAACAAATATTGCAAAAGAGAAAGGACTACAGAAATTCTTTACTAAAGCCAAAAATGGCAAATAATATCAATCATACCAAGAAGTAAGCAAATGAGCTGCAAAGAATATTTGCAGCTCATTTTTCATTATGGCAGTACCATCACAAGAATTAGTAAATCAGGCGATAAACAAAGTCCTTCTGGAATGGGCTGCAGAGTTTATAAGGCTTAGAGAAACACAAGCAAGGCAAAAAATTAAAGTGGCTTCTGGATCAGGACATCAATCATTTAGCCATTCAACGATCAAAGCAAATGGTGCTCAACTTGCTGAAGCATTATTCATGTTCAATACTTACCTGAGAATAGCGGATATGAAAAAAGGATGGACAAAAGCACCTCCTATCAATGTAATAGAAGATTGGATAGAGAAGAAAGGTGTTGATAAATTCAAAAGAAAATATCAAGCAAAACATCGCTATACTCCAAAAGACCCTAAGCAACTAATTAACAAGATAGCCTGGGGCATCAGTCTCAGCATTAAGAAACGAGGATCATTGAAAAAGAAGCGTGTGAAATGGTACTCTAAAAATTACAACAGAGGTATCGGAGCGCTCTATACTGAATTGTTAGATGCTCTATCAAAAGAATCATTAGACCACTTGAAAAAAGAATTAAGAAATGTCAGTACGTAAAGATAAAGTTCAATTATCCGTAGAGATTAATGGTAAAAAGGCAGGTGGGTCATTAAAACAACTCGAAGCTTCAGCAAAATTATTAAAACGTCAATTAAGAGAGACAACTGATCCGAAGAAAGCTGCAGAGTACGCATCTCAGCTTAGGAAAGTCAATGGAAGAATATCTTCAATATGGAAGTCAACTAGGGCTGTAAATAAACAGTCCTCAATATGGAAAAGAACATTAGCAACTTTATCGGTGGCTGGCTTAGTCGCAGGGGTGTATCAAGGTATTCGTGCTGTAGCTAACTTAGGGAGAGAATCGTTGAAGTTATTCAACGAACAAGCCAAGGCAGATGCTCAGCTCAAAGCTGGCATAAAATCAACAAATGGAGCTGCAAAAAAGTCTTATGAAGAACTAAAAAAGGAAGCTTCAGAATTCCAAAAAGTTTCTCTTTTTGGTGACGAACAGATACAAAAAGCACAATCCACTCTATTAACTTTTACAAATATTCAAGGTGAAGTATTCACTCAAGGCACACAAGCAGTATTAGACTATTCACAAAAATTAGGAGTTGATCTTCAGTCTGCATCAATACAAGTAGGAAAAGCGCTCAATGATCCAATAAAAGGAGTGTCAGCTCTAGGAAGAGCTGGTGTTCAATTTTCTAATGATCAAAAAGCAATGATAAAAAGTCTCCAGGACACAGGAGATATTGCAGGTGCACAAGCGATTGTATTAAAAGAATTAGAAACTCAATTTGCAGGGAGTGCAATGGCAGCGGCAGAAGCTGGACTTGGTGGTTATACGCAATTAGGAAACGACATTGGAGACATAAAAGAGGAACTTGGAGAATTTATAACAAAAGGGTTATTGATTCTTTTACCGCTATTAAGAAATGGATTAGCAATAATTGTAGGATTTGCAAAAGGATTAGCCACTGTGCCTAAGTTTTTGTACGAGAACAGAGAAGCTATAGGTTTTGTTGTTGCAGGTCTTTTGTTATTTAATACTCAAATGATTATTGCTGGTGCCAACTCAATTAGATTAGCTGCAATAGAAAAAGGAAGAGTTCTGGTTACAACAGCGGTAACAACTGCACAAAACTTACTTAACGCAGCAATGACCGCTAATCCAATTGGTCTTGTAATAAAGGGAGTTGGATTATTAGTTGCTGCATTTGGAGTTCTCTATGCGAGATCTGAAAAAGTCAGAGCAGGCATTTCAGGACTTGGAGCTGTTGCATCTGAAATATTCACAATAATAAAAGAAGCAGTATCTACCTTTATTGATGGATTTAAAGCTCTAAAGAATGGTGACTTTTCGAGTGCTTTTAGTTCATTTAAAAAAGGCCTTATAAAATCTAACCCGATCGGGATAGCACTTACTGAAGGCGATAGACTAGGTAAAGCTTTTAATCGAGGGTTTCAGGAAAGAATAGCTTCTGAAAAAGATAAAAAAGCAGAATCTATTCTAGACCAAAGTGACTATTTTGAGCAAGCTGGCAAAACAGTAGGAGAAAAAACTGGGGAATCCATTCTTGATGGGATTAAATCCAAGCTAGAAAATAAAGATGCATCTATAGGAATAGAAGTGCGTAAAAGATCTATCCTAGAAGCTCCGCAAGCAATTGGAAGAGCATCATTATCTAAAGATGAAGCGCTTAAAAATGCAGAACAGATCGCGCAAAAACGTTTCAAGATATTAAAAGCTGCAGCATCTCAAGAATTGCAGTTGTCAGAGAGAAATTTTCTTCTCGGTCTTCTAGCTGAAGAAGAATATAACTTGATCAAGTTAGAGAAGAAAGAAGCAACGGCACAGATGGAACTCGAAGTGCTAGAAGCTTTAGGATTACGAGAAACTGAGGTATTTAGAAACAAGGAATTAGAGAAGCTAAATGCTCAAAAAGAAATAAATGATCAACTGATAGCCAACGAAAAACGGACGTCAGAAATCAAAAGAATGCTTCAGCAAGAAAGCTTGGACACATTCCGTAGTGTAGTTGACGAGTCAATTGGATTATTGGCTAGGGATGAAAAAGCAAGGAAAAAGAATGCTTCATTGATCAAGGCATTCGAAACTGGAAAAATTGCTGTGAATAGTGCTGTAGAGATTTCGGAAATATTCAAAGGGTTTGCAGCTCTTGGGCCTATAGGACAATTATTAGCCGCAGGAAAAGCATTAGCCGCTGGATTTAGAGCTACTTCAGCAATTGCAAAAGTAAACAGTCAAACATTTAGTGATGGTGGTGATACTGGATTGGGGTATTATACTGACCACACAGGACATAAAGTAGCTGGGTTAGTTCATGATAAAGAATATGTGATTCCAAAGTGGATGAATACTGATTCTAGAATGCAGCCCATTATATCTAGTATAGAAAGGATCAGACAAAGAGGATCTTTTGCTGAGGGTGGGTTCACATCAATCAACACTACACCTAGCAACAGTATTCTTGACAGTATAGGAAGCAACTCAATTCAGAACAATAAAGTCAATCAGGATCTTATCGCAGTTTTGGCGATGGCAGTTCAAGCGTTTAGTCAGCCATCAATGGCAGTGGTGTCTTTGACTGATATAGAAGATAAAAGTGCGGAAATTAATCAAATCAGAGATCTAGCATCTCTATAAAATCAATCAAATATGAGAAAAGGAAACAAAGTTAAAGATCCTAGTACTGGAGAAATTGGAACTGTTACTGGGTTTAAGTGGGATTTTAATAAAAATCAAGCTGAATATGCTATCATTAAAAAACCTGATGGATCTACAATCTATCAAGAAGTAGGCAAGCTAGTGATTCTTACATTTTTAGAATGGGTGTATGAAAAACTTCAATATTGGTGGAGGAATAGAAAAAGCCCGGACACATCGAAATAATTAGCGATGGTAAAAAGAGTGCAATTTTATGTCAAGTGCACTCTTTTTTTTGTCCTATTCTGTCAAGTTTTCGTGAACAATCTTTGGATTATAATCAAAGAAATTCATCATGAAAACTATCATTATTATGTTTAAAAAGTTAGGTGCAATGCTCGGTCTTTTTTTTGGACTTAAACAAGATCGGTCATATAACAAAATACATCCTCCACAAGCTAAGCGAATTACAGATGGAAGGAGTCACTATATTCCTCGTTCAAAACGACTTGAATGTAAAAGTGAACGATACGAGAATAAAATAAGACGGTATAGAAGAAAGATAGGCAGGCATTTCGTAAGATCTCAATTCAAAGCGCTGTATGGCTAAGAATATATCGATGTCTGAGGTTCTTCTAAACTTAAGAGATGGGCAGAAGTGCAGTTTGGCTTATATACGTGCTACTGGAAAACGCAGAGGATCAATGAAGCATATTATAAATGCTATTGAAGGATGGAATTATAGATCATTCAAATCTCGTACTCCTATCGAGCATATTAGAGCCAGATTCGAAACCAATATCAATAAAAATAAACAGAAGGGTATTATTCCAATTATTGACTTAGACAATAAGCAACAACTCACTCTTCATATTTCTCATCTGGTCAAATACAATGGCCTCACAATAGTACATTAAGTGGATAAGATTACAGACGATATTTATATGAGTAATGAAGCTCTAATCCTTCAAGCTCCTTCTAGTTTAGTTTCATTTCGAAATGAAGGCAGAGCAGACATAGGGAAGAAATTGCGAGTAAGTAATTACAAAGGAAAGAACAATGTGATAAAGGCATGGGGGAGTGACAATCTTTTGCCAAATCGTAGAGAAGCTATTCTTATGGATAATAATGTCCTTGGTTCTATAATGACAACCAAGCGAGATATTATACTAGGAACAGGATTGAAACCTTACATCGAAATTATAAACGATAAAAAAGAAAGAGTCCAGGAGCCTGTAATCATAGATCCTGATATTGAAAAGTGGATGGAAGATGCAGAGTTTCATAAAAACTACTTAGAGCCTGCAGCTGAAAGTTTAATAAAGCATGGTAATATTTTCGCTGGAATGATGACAGATCTGAAGTCTGGTATTCCTGGCATTGCCAATGTGAAGGCGTATGATTCTAAATATATCAGGGCTCAAAAGAAAAAGAAGTCTGATCTAATGGTCAAAGGTTTTTTACATCATGAGAATTGGAGCAAAATTTCTGATACCGATTATTCTTTTACTCACATTCCTGCATTCAACAAGGAAAGTACTAAGCTTTCAATTTACCATACAGGTGATACTTTTTTCAATGATGGCTATTATTCTCATCCTGTATATTATGGTGGAAGTGAGTGGATAGAATTATCGAATGCTATCCCTAAGTGGCAGAAGGCAAATTTAAAGAATGGATTTGCACTCAAATATCATGTCGAGATACCAGCTGATTTTTTCTTAGATAAAGATAGATATAGAAAAGTAGCATCAGATTCTAAGAAAGCAAAGAAATGCATTGATAAGGCTAGGGCTAAGAAGCAAAAATTTGTTGACGAACTTAACGGCATATTATCTGGAATTGGAAATGCAGGTCGATCTATAGTCACTACTAAGCGATTGGACCAGATGACTAAAAAGTACGAAGGAATTACGATCTCTACGATTACAACAGAAATGTATGATGAGAAATTGCTGAAGCTATTTAATTCGGCAACTGATGCTCTTGTAAGTGGTCAGAATATTCATCCAACAATTGCCAATACTCATGTTCAGGGAAAGCTGTCTAGTGGAAACGAAATGCGTCATGCTGTTAATTTTCATGTAGGATTCAAAGCAGGAACTCCAAGGAGACAATTGTTGGAGCCATGGCACATTGTCCTCAAAAGAAATGGATGGTATGACAAAAAAATAAATAACAGAAGGGTCAAGTGGAGATTTGAGGATATAAAACTTGATACAACTGATGAGAATAAAAAGGGCATGTCTCAGCCTAAGATAGAGACTGAATAAATCATATAAAAAACGATTATGAATGAACTTGAAATATTGCAGTTGATAAAAGCTGCACATAAACAGAAAGATGATTTTACAGTAGCTCGACTTATCAATAAATTGATAAGTGATTCCTTGCCATCGATGGATTTGGAAGCTATAAAAGCCGAAACCTTATCTACTGGTATAACAACAGCTAATTGTGTATATGAAGCCAAAGAAGATGCTGTGATGATTGTAGACCCTGATGGTAAACCAGAAACAATCAATGACATGCTCGTAGATCTTCCAAAAGGTTCAAAACTGTGTATTGCTGGTTGTGGGGATCAATCCGAAAAAGGAATGAGTTATTACATGCATGGTGATGATTGGGTATTGATCAGTAATGATTCTATGAAGCATGTAGCCAATCCTATTTTGCAAGTTGCACCTAAAACTGATCCAGTTATATAGATGACAGAATCGGAATACTCGGCAAGTTTAAGCTATCTAAGAGAGCGTGATCCTGGTCATGCTCTCTTGTCATTGATTGAAGTTAAGTATGGTATTGTTGAATGCGCATACCTGGAACAAGCGATAAAGGATCTCCCTCCAAAAAAAAAGACGGTTATTGAGACTACTGGCAACGCTACATTCGATAAGCTAAATGAAGAAATAAAGCTGAGATATACAGAAAGGAAGAAGCTGAGCAATTCATTTTTAAAAACACCACATATCCAGGATAGGGTAGAGATAAGTAAGGGCATTCTTAGTATACAATTGGCTATTGAACGACTACTTATAACCAAGGCTCATTATCTAGAAAATGGAACGATGCCATTAGAAGTCAATCCATTTGATATTCCGACTCATCCAATTGAGATAAGAAGAATGAGAGATTCTCTTCAACAATCTATAAGTCGTTATAAACGACAGATAAAAGAACTCGCTGTAGATGTTGATAAAAATGCAAGTAAAATATCATACAAAGAATCTAAAATGGCTGATCAAAAAGTAAAATTACAGCATGTCAGGGAAGCACTTGAAAAGGGTATATAATCAAAATGATTGGAACGAAGCTGATCGTTTAGGTAGGATATTGATCCATGTAATGGAGCCTGATTTCTTTCCATTGAATGATCGTGACAGCAAGCACTTTGATAGAATGCAAAGGTGTTACACTATTATGCTATCTACTTTTAGTGATGCTTCAAGAATGGCATTGTTGAAAAAGGAATTCCACAACATGAATTCTAGAGCAATCTCAAAGCTCAAGATTGATTGCGAGACTTTTTATAATAAATTCAGTACTCAAACCAAGCAATTCAATTGGACGCTCCAGCAAGAGCGTGTTCTAAAGCATTTAGAAAGAGCTGTCATAGAAAAGGATTTACAAGCTGTAGCAAAATTCGAAACTATTCTTCAGAAAATGAGGGCAGAAATGCCAGACGATATACAAGAGGAAGAAGTGTTTATCCCAGATTTTGAATTCACAACTGATCCTCGCTATCTCGATGGAGATCAAGACATAGACTATGAAGAAGTTGATGAAGAGGAATAGAAAAGTGAAAATGTATCTCACAAAAAAGCAATTGCAATTCTTATCAGTTGTAGTTGCTTTTCGTGTTTGGATAGGAGGGAGAGGATCTGGGAAATCTACAGCAATAGCTTATAGTATTTTTGATAAAGTAAAGAGGATGCCTGGAAGTGCAGGTTTGCTTACCTGTATCACTTTGGATCAATTGAAGACAAATACATTATCTTCTATCAGAAAGATGTGGGCGCGTCATGGATGGAGGGAAAATGTTCACTATTACATATTTAAGAAGCCACCTCAATTTTGGATCGATAAAGCCATCGCTCCTCCTACTGAATTCAAGAATGTTATATTTTTCAAAAACGGTACCTGGATAAAGGTCGTATCTGCGAAGCAATATGATGCTGCAAGAGGTGGTTCTTATGATTGGGCTGAGATAGATGAAGCTGCATTTTTTCCAAAGAAATTCTATGAAGAGATCCTGGATGCTTCAGTTAGAGGAAATCGAGGAAGATGGAATTGTACTACGCACCATCAAATATCATTCTATTCTAGTATGCCTTATACTTCGGAAGGTAAATGGGTGCTGGATTTTGAAGATCTAGCGAAGTCAGATCCAGCTGATTTTTATTACATGGAGTCCACAGCTTATGATAATATTCATGTGTATGGTAAGGAGAAACTTGAAAGGTCTAAGAAGTTATTGTCATATCTCAAATTTCAAGTTGAGTATATGAATATGAGAGTGATTCAAGCGGTCAATGGATATTACCACCAGTTTGATGACAGAAGACACCTATATGGTGATATCGATGAAGATGTCAAGGACTTATACTATAACCTGAACAAGCCTATTGATTTATCATTTGATCTCGGTGGATGGTTCTCTTGTGCCGGAGCAAGTCAAGAGTATAACAATACAGAATATATCTTGCATGATTTTGATGCTAAGAAAAAGGAGTCGCTCAAAGATCTATGTGTCAAGTTTAATGATGCCTTTCCTTTGCATCGTAAGAAGATTGTCCGTGTCTATGGTGATCCTCGTGGTCATGATGCAAGTGAGCATGGATATTCATCTTATGAGTTTATTACAAAATACTTAGAAGAATTGGGATGGACTGTAGACATGTGTGTCACTAATACTTTGGCTGATAGTCATGAGCTAAGGTACATTCAGCTTAATAATATTCTAGCTGAGGATGATCCTAATCTACCGAAGATAAGATTCCACAGACACAATTGTAAGGATACAATTATTGCTATTCAAATGACGGAAGTTACTCCAGAAATGAAGAAGAATAAGAAGACCGAAAAGAAGAGAGATTTTCCACAGCAACATGCTCCGCACCATACAGATAAAATTGATTATCTGATCACACAAAAACATGGTTGGAAGTTTGGTATTGATAATGACATCATGGAGAATGATGCATTTGTTGCCTGATGTAAAACTTGACAAGTTTGCTCAGCATATTACACCCAAAAAATGTACTTGTCACTTGACAAAAAGGTAAAGCGCGCCCCAGGTGATTTAGAACATCGTAGGTGACCAAGTATTTTAATTTTGAGATTTACATATTTGATTTTCTGTTATATATATATATGAAAAATATTTCTGTATGTGTCCTATTTTGGTCCAAAATGACATCGTTAATTTGAAGCATAATTAAAAACAAGAAAACTATGGATTTACTATTCAAATTATCAACAAATATTCCTTCAAAAAACACAGTCGGAGATACCGATTTTGAAGACTATTATAGCAATGTGAACACAAAGATGAAATTCAAAAACTTGAAGCCATCTATCCGCAAAGCGACACGGACATTTATTGCTCCTTTTATTGATAATGCTACATACAAGTTATTAGTAGACAATAATAATCTGAACGCTATACAATCAGAAGTGCGAGAGCTTCTTTGTCAAGCTGTAGCCGAATATTCTATTTATCTCGCTTTGGCAAAAAATATCACAGTTATATCTGATATGGGAGCTGTAGAGTCTACCAATGATAATACACAACCTATCTCACAATGGAAACTGAAACTCACAAGATGGAGCTGTATATGTGATGGTGATGCAGCAATAGACCAAGCATTGCAATTGATAGAAGAAAATCTTTCTGAATTTGTAGCTTTCACAGTAAGCCAAGAGAAGAATGATAGTACAAGTATATTTTTCAAGACAACTAAACAATTTGCTAAGTATGCTAACATTACTGGACGAAGAGCTTTTTTGGCTTTACTTCCTCATATCAGAAAGTCTGAAAGAGCATTCAAGAAGATCCTCTGTAGCGAATATCTAAATGTGGTGTCATTTTTATCAAAAGAGAATCCTAGTACTGTTGAGAAGGAAATGATTGATCTATGTAGAACTTATATTGCACTTGATGCTATGCTAGAGGGAATTGTTCAGATTTCGATGGTATATACTGGTGACAAATATCGACTGGCCAGCAACACCGAAAGTTATGATACAAGATCTAAAACACAAGTGACCTGGTTGGGAGGAACTGAAGCTCTCAAAATGTCACTCACAAAACAATTGTCTTCTATAACTGATGACCTTACATCTTTTCTTGATGATAATGATGACGTCTTTTTATCTTGGAAAACCGACAACGAAGAAAGTGAAGAAGAAAAAGGATTATATGTTAGTGATGATTGTGTCGGAGCGGTAGGTATAATGTAAAAGAGAGCTTTATTAAAGCTCTCTTTTTATTCCAATTCTCTATTTTTTGATAAAGAAAGTATTGTGTTCTCTATCTTTTCTGCATTTGTCCATAATAACTTAATAACACCAATACCTATTAAAAAACTGCCTAGATATCGTAAAATATTAATCCAAGTAGACCAGTTGTCCATTGTTGATTTTAGATCACTAATATTTGATTTTATCTCATCTAAATCTAGTTGCATTGTTTTGGTTTCGTTAATCAAAGCTTGTACACTTTGAATTTCAATATCCAACTTAGATGCTAGCAATTCTCTTTCTTCTTCAAGTTGTTTTACAGATTTCTTTTTTTTCTTGAGCAATTTAATATCTGCAACTAACTTTTCATCTTTTGTCTTGTGTCGCTCTATAGCTTCATGCACCATCTCTATCTCAGAATATGTATCCTTGATTTGTTCAGTTGTCTTTACTTGTAGATTTTGATATCTGTTTACATCTGGACCTTGTGCTCTTATATACCACAAATCTATACAGAATGTAGTGGACAATATTATAAATCCAGAAGCAAGTAAGGGAGGGAAATATTTTAATAAACCTTTTAGACCATCCATAGCTATTGAATTTTATTTATAAATTTTTGCCAATTCACTTCTGTTAATATACAACTTTCGATGTATAGTATCAAATGCTTGGGCCGTTTCTTTTACTTTTTCGTTTTTCATAATCTCTGTAATTGTTGGGTATAATTCATGACCTTTATTCAAATTAGATACTTGATGACTTATAACTCCTGCAGCTAATCCTAAAGGAATACTTATTGTCTTTATTGCATTTTTTATTTTTCCTGGAGATTGGACATTTAATTCAACTTCCAAATCACTCAAATCTTCATTAAAACCAAATTCTTCATTTATCACTTCTGTTAATGTGTTAACTGATGAAAGTAGCTCTGTCAGGTATTTTGTTTTTATGCCTTCTTTGTGTCTTATATCGATGACGAAGTTTAGTACACCTTTGTTATCAACATAAAGCGGATTTACATTTTGATTAACATGATTGCTTAAGTATGATACATCTGATATTGCATGTTGTGTAAATTTCAACTTTAAAAAATTTGCATCAAGTTCTCTAAATAGCAAATCTTTTCTAATCCATTTTACTTTTTTTACAATCGAATAATCAGACTTAGTCTTGTCAATCAATAGTTTATCATCAATAATCTCGCCAATCGATATTCTATTAGTGCCTTCTGAAGGTATTACAACAATATCCCCTAGCTTCATTTTAGCGAAAATATCTATCTTATTGTATATAGTAGAGATTACAGCTTTGTGATCGTTTTCATCATAATCATTTGTTCTAATAATATCATTTTTTACTTTTTTTGTTCGAAGTTCAGCTCGTAAAACTTTCTTTCCTTTATATAAACGAATAAAGTTTGTACTGGTTGAACTAGCAGGTTGAAATGACGCCTCTTTTACAAAATCATATTCTAATCCAACGATTGATTTCTCAAGGAAATCCTCATAAAGTTTGCCAGCCTTCGTTCTGATGTAGTAATAGTTTTTATCGTTGTCAAGTCTTGGAATTGACTTTTTTAGTAGTGCCGTTAGAACGTCTGTTGGTGGAATTTTAGTCTCAGAACTATCAATTTTTGCAGTATTTTTTTCTAATTTACCTTCTTTAACTTTATATTGAAAGAGTAAATGTTCCTCAAATTCTTCTAGAAACTGTGCCCAGAAATCAGCAATCTTGACGATAATGTTACGTTCAATACTTGATGCATTCGTCAACGAATTATCAAGTTTTAAATAAAACAAATCCGTTACTGTCACAATCTCCACTAGATTTTGATTTGCTTTTTCAACATTTTTTTCATTTACATATCTTTTTAATAAATGTTGCAGAAGACTAACACAGTTCTTAGCTTGATATTGTACATCAATTATAAGTGGTTTCTGTGATCTTGGTTTTCTGTGGAAATAATGTGATCTATAATCTGAAATTATATCTCTTATCCCTATACCAACACCAGTAGTTAAGCTGTGCCTATATGGGATCTCAATTCGCCTTTTCTTGTTCAAAGTTGATCCGTTTTAAGTTAGTTTTTTTCGTTCGTTTTTTTGTGTCTAATTATAGACCAGCATCTTCATCGCCTTGCTTAAACTTCCCTTTGTCCTAGCAATTTTCCAAGACATCCAACAGGTATCATTATATCTATTGTTGCCGTCTCTACAAAGTCATAACCTTGTCTATCATATTCATTGATAAGATCTTCTAATTGTTTGGAAACAGCAATGTTGTCGATTTTTTTTGTTCGAATGCCTTTAAATGGTACTACTTTATACATATTAAGTTAGTTTTTTTTCGTTTGTTTTTTTGTGTCTAATTATAGACCAGCATCTTCATCGCCTTGCTTAAA